ACATAGAAAGGGTTCTTGATAGATCTTATAGATTACCTAAAAAAATACTAAATTTTTCTCAAAATATAATATCAAACATTGGGCCAAAATATAGAAAGGAAAAAATATTTGGACCTAAAATAAAAGATGGTGTTGAAGTACAGGGAAACATAGAAGAAATAGGCATAGAGTTATACGACATACAAGAAAAAGTAAAAAAAGACTCTTGGATAATGTGTGCTAGAACCAACACCTGGTTGTTTTATTACAAAAAAATGTTGATGGAAAGAAATTTACTTTGGAAAACTAAAGCTAAATCTGGATCGGCTAATTCTTATAACTATTCTATTAAGAATAGTGTTAGAGATATTTTAAATTTGTGGCAAAAATTAGTTAAAAGAGAAAAACTAGATGGAAGACAGGTGTGTAAATTAATTCAAGAAATAAGGTCAGAACACCTTAATATTAAAAAGAAAGATAATAAACCGGATAAAAGTAATTTATTTGTAAGTGATAATTATTATAATTATGAAGATCTTGTAACAAAAAATGTTTTTAAGGAAAGTTTTAAAATAGATCAAGAGTGGTTTGACTATATAAGATTTGGAAAAGATCATGTTCAAAATCAATCTTTTATGAATGATGGGGAAGAATTTAAATTGTTTTTAGATTCTGATGAGGCGCATGACTACATAGTAAACGTTTATAAAAAAGATAAAACTTTATTGGATACTAAAATTTTAATTGGATCCATACATTCAGTGAAAGGTTTAGAGGCAACTAATGTTGTAGTGTGTGATGTTTGGACTTATCCTTGTTGTCAAAACTACAAAGAGAAAACTCCAAAACATAGACACGAAGAAATACGTTGCGCTTACGTAGCTGTAACTAGGTCAACAGAAAATTTATTTATGTACAGACCAACACCAAGACTAAGAATAGGTGAACAATCTTTTGAAATGCTAGATAGGTATTTTTACGAAAATGAGTGAAGAAGAATTACATAAATTTATTGAGAGACAAGAAAAAGAAATTTGGAAAGATAATTTTCCAGAGTACAAAAAGGAGAACACAAATGAGTAAAGTATGGGACAAGCAGCACGGCGGGAGTCACTATCAAAAATATAAAATTCAACCAAGTAAGTTTGTAGTAGAGAATAAGTTGCTATATCCTGAAGGTTGTGCTATTAAATACATAATACGTCATCAAGACAAAAATGGGAAAGAAGATATTTTGAAAGCAATACACTTTTTAGAAATGATAATTGAAAGAGATTATCCTACGATAGAAAAACCAAAAGAAAATCTACCGAAAGAAAAACCTAATTCATGGGGGATAAAATAATGCAAAAACCTTTGTTTACAACACCTACGGAATGGGTTCAACCAAGCTCATTTCCTGATTTATCTAAATACGATGAGATTGCAATAGACTTAGAGACAAAAGATCCAGAGCTTAAAAAAATGGGCCCAGGTATGTTTAGAGAAGTTGGTAATATTGTAGGCTTTGCAGTCGCTGTAGAGAATTGGTCTGGATACTTTCCTATTAGACATGAGGGTGGTGGTAATATGGACATTAGAATGGTTCTAAACTGGATAAAAGAAGTTTTAAACACACCAGCTACTAAAATTTTTCATAACGCTATGTACGATGTGTGCTGGTTAAAATCCGAGGGTTTAAATATCAATGGTAAGATAGTTGACACTATGATTGCAACATCTTTAATAGATGAAAATAGAATGAGATATGATCTTAATAGTGTAGCAAAACAATACACAGGTTTATCTAAAAATGAATCATCACTCACAGAAGCTGCACAAGCATGGGGAATAGATCCAAAAGCTGAAATGTATAAACTGCCTGCCATGTATGTAGGTGAGTATGCAGAGAAAGATGCAGAGATAACTTTAGCTCTTTGGCAAGAACTTAAAAAAGAAATTAATCATCAAGATTTAAATTCTATATTTGATTTAGAAACTAATTTGTTTCCTTGTTTAGTAGAGATGAAAGCAAAAGGTGTAAGGGTAGATTTAGATCATGCAAAAACGGTTGAAAAAAATTTAATAAGGACAGAAAATAATATGCTGCAAAGTATCAAAGATGAGGTAGGTTTTATTCCTGATTTATGGGCAGCAAGGTCAATAGCAAAAGTATTTGATCATTTAAAACTAGACTATCCAAGAACAGAAAAAACTAAAGCTCCTAGCTTTACAAAAAATTTTTTAAAAAACCACAACAACTTTATCATAAATTTAATTAATAATGCAAGACAAGCAAACAAAGCTAGAACTACTTTCATGGAATCTATATTTAGATACGTTCACAAAGGTAGAATACATGCTGATATTAATCAATTAAGATCAGAGTTTGGTGGAACAATAACAGGTAGATTCTCTATGACTCATCCCAACTTACAACAAATACCTAAATCAGGAACAGACATGGGTAATCAACTTAGAACTATATTTGTGCCCGAGGAGGGCCATACGTGGGGTTGTTTTGACTATTCTCAACAAGAGCCTAGGTTGGTAGTGCATTATGCTTGTTTAACGGAGTTGCCGGGTTCTGAAGAATTTAAAGAAAAATACAAAAATGATTTTAGCACAGACTTTCATAAAATAGTATCTGAAATGGCAGATATACCTAGAGACAAGGCAAAAACAATTAATCTAGGAAAGTTTTATGGGATGGGTAAAAATAAATTAAAAGGGGAGTTGGGCGTTCCGGATGAAGAGGCTAGTAGAATTATTAGGCAGTATGATTCCCGTGTTCCATTTGTTAAACAATTAATGAATCACGCATCAGACAGAGCAGAAAAGAGAGGTCAAATACGAACTCTGTTGGGTAGACTATGTCACTTTCATCTTTGGGAACCAAGTCAATTTGGTGTGCATAAACCATTATCACATGAAGCAGCACTCCAGGAACACGGACCAGGGATCAAAAGAGCTTTTACGTATAAGGCTTTAAATAAACTAATACAAGGTTCGGCCGCTGACATGATTAAAAAAGCCATGTTAGATTTGTACAAAGAAAAAATTACACCTTTGATTCAAATACACGATGAGTTAAATATATCTATTAAAGATAAGGCTGAGTCAGATAAAGTCATTGAGATTATGGAAAATGCTGTTAGTTTGGAAGTACCTAACAAAGTTGACTACGAAAAAGGAAAACATTGGGGTGAAATAGAAGGATGATTTATGGCTTACTTAAATGCAAATATACCTGTAGAGTATGCACAGATAAGAAGAGAATATTTATATGACCTCAAAAAACATCATGGCGAAGTTGAAGATTGTATTATCTTTGGCGTTACAGCGATTACAGGAAAAGCGCTCTTATTCCATGCTATCATGGAGAACGGTGCTATCTTTTATCGTTTACCAATATCGGCTTTTATTCAACGTGGTTATGAACCGAAAGCTGTTCCACGTAAAAGACTTGATGAACTTCAACTTTGGAATAGTTTTTCTTATTACCCTGCTGTTACTACTTGGGATATTTTAGAAGCACAATCCGGAAAATACATAGGCAAAGATAAAAAATGGCACTACGGACGTTATTTATTTACTGTTGACTTTGCACATCCAGAACCTAATATACTAGATACTGATCATTCTGAGATCCCGCACGAACATAAGTGCGCTCACATACTTGCGTTAAACGACGGCAATTATGCAGCACAACCTAACAACAGATTAATTTGGGACATACCATCATTTACGGTTAAAGACCAAGTTCCTGATTGGAAGGTACAAACTAACTACTGGAACGTAGAAGACACACAACAGTGGCGAACTGAAGACACTGATAATTTTTTCTACGAGATAGAGGAGAAAAAAAATGATTAAAAAAATTAAAGAAAAAGTAAAAGCTATGTGGAAATGGTATGTATCATGGCTTTTCAATTGGAAAAAATGAATAAACCATTAAACATATCTGAAGAGGCGGCCGTGCAAATGCCAATGAAGACGGTTGCCTCTTTGATCGCGCTCGTTGCAATCGGTACCTGGGCATACTTTGGTTTACACGAAACACTAAACAAGCACAGCACACAGATAGAGTTAATGCAAAAAGATTTAATAGAGAACACAGAGTTTAGAATTAAATGGCCACGTGGACAATTAGGTTCACTGCCCGCAGATTCTGAGCAGTTCATGATGATCGAAGATCTTTATAAGACTACTGATAAGTTAAATGCACATATTGAGTCAATGGCGCTAAACAAAGTTAACATTGAGTTCTTACGAGGACAAATGGATAAAGTTTTAGTAGATATGGAGAAACTTAAAGATGCAAACCGTGAAATGAGATATACAAATGGCAACCAAAAATAAAAATAAATTAACAAGATTTGAATGGGTAAAAAAGAACATAGTAATTGTACCTGTAGTAGCTGCGATACTAGCTGGAACATTTACATCTATTAGGTATGTATTAAATCTAACAGATACAATCGAAGCAAATAAACAAACATTAATTAATATACAGAGAGATATAGAAGTATCGAAAGATAAACTTACTGACGTTGCTACAAGACTATCTGCAGCAGAGGCAACGTGGGAAATGGCTGAGAACTTATATAGACAATTAGCAGACCAGGTAAGAGAACATGAATACGATATTAAAGATCTTTCTCGTTAGTATCTTGTTTTGCACAGCAGCGCATGCAAAGAACGAATATTTAAACACTTATCCAAACAATTGTGATGAAGGCAGCTGGGAGACATATTCAGAAGTTAGACAGCATGAGTATAAAACAGGAACAAATGATGAAAGTCAAACTCAAGTGTTAGGTTTTAGATGGAGAAAATCTATTGGTAGTGCATGTAGTGAGGAGTTTAGAAAAGAACAAGAAGACCAATTAAAAATAAAAAGACAATTAGAATTAGTAAAAGAATGTAGAAGAGTGCCAAGAATTAATCCACCCCCACCTGCATTTGCTGAATTAATTAATATGTGCATACAATTAGGTGTTATGTCCACAGAATCTTTTAATACCAGGGATTTTGACCCAAAGATAAGTTATTGGACAGAACTAAAAGAAAAGTATATGAAAGAAAATCCTGATATTATTACGCTGGATAACTACGAGGAAAAAAAATGATAGAGGTTGTGGTAGCTTTACTTATGTTTTGGGACGGAGAGATCAAGGAGCATCGTATACAAAAGTCGATGGCAGATTGCCTTCGCGCCCGACGTGTAGCGGAGAGGGAGTATAACCCTAACGTATCATACAAATGCATACGTAACAAAGCAGAAACTGAAATATATTTAGGTGAAAAATCTATTAAAAAATTAATACTAGAATAATGCAAAAGCCTAATAAAAAACGTAATCCTGTGGCACGGCAACTTAGACATTTTAAGAAAAAAGTGATAAAGAACAAAAAAGCTTATGACAGAAAAAAACTCAGTAAGATTTAACGCAGAGATTGTAAACGGACAA